TACAGAGTGCCACGGCGTCGGACTGTCGATCATTTGGCTTGAGGATTCGCGGAACTATAGCGCCGCTGCGGCTTTATTGTTTGATGGCGTGAAGGTCTCGAAGGATGGCTCGGTCGAGCTGAAGATGCGAGATCGAGACTCTGCGCTTGAGATGGTGGGCAAACATCTCGGGATGTTGGTGACACGTCAGGCGATCGTTACGATTGACCCGACGCAGCTGAGCGATGATCAGCTTGATACGGTGCTGCGGCAGTTTGCGGTGTTGGAGGGGCGGGCGGCTGAGCCCGCCGTGATCGAGCACGAAAACGAGGAAGACGAGGGTGAAACTACCGATGCGGAATTTGAGGACGAGGTAGACCAGGCTCCTTGATCTCGTCGAGAAAACAATGAAGCTCCGCACATTAAATATAACTCCAAGTATAACCAACTATAACCAAGTATAGATTTTGTCTTCCGACCTAGCCACAGTCCCACGCGCCGAAAAGCTGCAGCAATATGCTGCGCTCTTACGCCAGGAGAAGGAGCGACGGGTCGCCGGGAGGCCTCTGCCAACGCCATTCGAACGGTATCGGACCGATCCAGTCGGTTTCTTTACTGGGCCACTTAAGTATTTTATTTGGTCAAAACAGCGTGAGATATGTCAAGCTCTAATTGACTATGATCGCGTGGCGGTAAAATCCGCACACCAAACCGGCAAGTCATTCACCGCCGGCGGCCTCGTGGGCTGGTGGATTAGCGTGCATCCACCTGGTGAGGCGATGGTCGTTACGACCGCGCCTACGTTCAACCAAGTTCGTGCCATTCTATGGCGCGAGGTCAATCGGGTCCGTACTCGTGGGAACCTCCCGGGCTATACGAACCAAACCGAGTGGCTCGTCAATAACGAACTCGTCGCACTGGGCAGGAAGCCCGAGGACGCCTCGCCGGATGCGTTCCAGGGTATGCACGCTCGGCATATGCTTGTGTTGCTCGACGAGGCGTGCCACGACGATCAGACGGATGTATTGACTGACCGCGGCTGGCTAAGGTTTGCAGAGGTAAAGAACGAGCGTTTGCTTACGATGGACCCTGCAACGGGTATCGCTGAATATTTGCCGGCAACTAACATAGTTCGTAAGCATTACACTGGTCCGATGTATTCGTATAAATCACGAAATGCAAATTTCTGCGTTACACCAGACCATGAAATGTGGGTTCATAAGACTCGACGTGGAGTAGAGAGGCCGAAACAATATCCGTATAAAAAGATGCGGATGGCTGATTTAGCAGAAAAACATGATCATTTTATGAGTCGAACGGTCTGTTGGATCGGCGAAGATCATCAGATGATAATCATACCAGAACTTGTTACCAGGAAATTATTTCCGCAACGTGAATTTCAAGCTGATGATTGGTTCACCCTTTTAGGGTGGTGGTTCAGCGAAGGTCATCTCGGACGGACACGTGGTGTTCCTTCAACGATCGGTATAAGTCAAAAAGATAATGTTGTTCGTAAAAATATCTTTGATCTCTGTGTTCGTTTAGGATTCAATCCATCTGATACAGGGTTTCAAGTTCAAATCTATAACAGGCAGATAGCCGAACATTTTGCAGCCTTCGGCAAAGGCTGTTTGCTTAAGCGTTTGCCGGATTATGTCCGCAATGCGTCTCCTCGTTTGTTGTCGTTGTTTCTTGATTCTTATGTTCTTGGAGATGGTTACTCTCGTAATAATGGACGGGATATCATCTTCACATCAAACACCGGATTGAAAGATGATATTCAAGAGATAATCCTGAAATCAGGTTTTGATTCAGTTTCAATACCTCGTACTCTTATTGGTTTAGAAGGTGATTTTAAGACGCATATAGGTCGTCCGACCGTCGATGGTTGGGTCATATCTAGATGCGCCAGAACCACCGAGCTTAAATTCAAGCCGGAGAACGTGACCGTCATCGATTACGATGGTGATGTATTCTGTGCAACGGTTCCGCCGCACCATTTGCTTTTGACGCGTCGCGACGGGCGTTGTATTTGGAGTGGAAACTGCGGCGTCCCCGGATCACTCTGGGTAGCTGCCGAGTCCCTGGTCGCCAACGAGGGCGGCAAGATCCTAGCAATCGGTAACCCGGATGATCCGAACACCGAGTTCGGGGAGATCTGCAAGCCTGGTAGTGGCTGGCACGTTATTACGGTCAGCGCGTTCGACACACCGAACCTTACCGGTGAGGATGTACCGGACGAGTTGAAGGCGCGGCTGATCAGCCGTGAGTGGGTTGAGGCGAGGCGGCGGCGCTGGGGCGAGACCTCAGCTCTGTACAAAAGCAAAGTTCTTGGCGAGTTCCCAGAGACCAGCCAGGATACGCTGATCTCGCCGCAGCTGGTAGCTGACGCGGTGAATCGGACGCTGGAGCCGGTCGGCCCAAATGAGCTCGGGGTTGACGTAGCCCGATTCGGCCGGAATGAGACCGTGATCTACCATCGCCGCGGCCCGGTAGCCCGGCTTTGGATCGCTGAACGAAAGCGCGATACTATGTACGTCGCCGGTCTCGTCTGCCAAGCGGTCGTCGCGACCGGGGCGACGGTAGTTAAGATCGACGACGCGGGCCTCGGCGGCGGGGTCGTCGACCGCTGTAACGAGATCAAGCGCGATCGGACGATCGTGCCGAATCCGTTGGCCACCTGCATGGTCATTGGCGTGAACGTTGGTAGGCAGCCGATCGAGCGGCCGTCGGACAGGATCGCCCGACCTATGTTGGCGCGCGATCGCCGGGAGCGTGGCGAGCGGGTTAAGTCGGAGCCGCGAATGCGGTTTATGAACCTGAAAGCGCAGCTCAGCTATGAGGTTCGAGACCTGTTCGTCGATGGGAATATTGACCTTGATCCTGATGACATGGACGTGCAGGCACAAACCTGCGAGATACGATACGATCTAAACTCGCGCGGCCTGATCAAGATTGAATCGAAGGAAGATGTGGAAGAGCGGCTGCGCAAGATCGACGGAGCGACGGGCGAGTCGGGTTCACCGGACCGGTGGGATGCGCTCGTATTGGCGTTCGCCGAGGTCGTGGCGAGCCCACCGGTGGTTGTATCGACGTCGGTACTACAACAGATCCGTATGACGCCACCGCGGCGAGCGGGTAGGTTGTAGGTGGCAGGTCGTCGTAGCCGCCCGGTGACGGCACGTCGCACGGCGGACGAGGTCGTCGTGCCGTTGCCGAAGCCGGCGCTGGTGCCGAAGGTTAGGATTACACCTGAGGTCGTGGCACATGCTCGGATGGCGCGGCGGCGCGGTCGGCCCGCCGAGAACCTCGTCTCGCGCAGCCCGTTCGATCTTCCTTCGTTCCCGCCCGGCGTCGCAGCGTCAAGCGGCCTAGCTCAAGACGCTGCACTCAGCGAAATTACACAGTGGGCCTCGAACCAATACATCGGCGACGCGTGGGCCGAGGGCCAACAGTTCCTTGGTTATTCGTATCTTGCGGTACTTGCCCAGCGCCCGGAGTACCGCGTCATCTCCGAGGTTATTGCATCAGCGATGACCCGCGAGTGGATCGAGATTAAGAGCGCGGGCAATGACGATAAGACCGACCGTATCAAGGTTATCGAGGATGCGTTCGAGGAGCTCGGCGTCCGCGAGGCGCACCAGCAGGCCGCGACCCACGACGGGCAGTTCGGCCGTGGACAGATCTTCTTGGACGTTGGTGATGACCCGGATGATGCCGAAGCGCTGAAGCACTCGATAGGCGACGGGCGTGACGGAACCAGTCAGAATAAGGTCAGCAGGGACAAGCCTCTCAAGGCACTGCGCGTCGTCGAGCCAGTCTGGACGTATCCGCAAGACTATAACTCGTCCGATCCGCTGAAGTCGAACTGGTATCGTCCTGAAACGTGGACCGTGATGGGGCACACGGTGCACCGGACGCGGTTGCTCACGTACATCGGCCGCCCGGTGCCAGACATGCTGAAACCAGCGTACGCGTTTGGCGGCCTGTCTATGACGCAGATGGTCAAGCCGTACGTCGATAACTGGCTACGTACGCGCCAGGCGGTCTCGGACCTAATTCATTCGTTCAGCGTCCAGGGTCTTAAGACCAACCTCGGTGCGCTGATGCAGATCGGCGGGCAAGAGATTACTAATCGCGTCGACTTGTTCAACGCGCTGCGTGACAACTCTGGCGCGATGCTGCTCGACAAGGATACCGAGGAGTGGTTCAACGTCACCACTCCGTTGTCCACGCTGGACCAGCTCCAGGCGCAGGCCCAGGAGCACATGGCGGCGATCAGCCGTATCCCGTTGGTCGTCCTCTTGGGTATCAGCCCGCACGGCCTCAACGCCTCGACCGAGGGCGAACTCCGCGCGTTCTACGACTGGATCGCGGCGTTTCAAGAGTGGTTGTTTAGGGCTAATCTGACGACGATCCTCGGGTTTGTGCAGTTGTCTAAGTTCGGCGACGTCGATCCTGGAATAACGATTGAGTTTAAGCCGCTGTGGCAGCTCGATGACGAGAAGAAGGCTGCGGTCGAACAGACGAAGGCGGCGACGCATCAGGTTTATGCGGACCTAGGCGCGGTAAGCCCGGAGGAAGTTCGGACAGCCGTGGCTGGTGACCCGGACAGTGCATACGCGGGACTAGATCTAGACGATTCGCCCGCGCCGGGACCGCCTGACGCGGGTGGTGAGGGCGGCGCGCCGCCTGATGACGCTGGTCAGCCTGGGCCGGACGACGACGCCGCCGACGACACCGAACTCGGCGTCTGGAGCAAGAAGGCCACGGCGTTGTTCGCCGATAAAGATGACCTAAACTATTGGTCTCGCCGGGCTAACCAGATATGGCCGGATAGCGAGCGCCGGCCCCACGTGCGCGATGACCACCGCTGGGCTGCCCTAGCAGCGAAGCTATTCGACACGAGTAATACCGGTGAGCCTGCATCGACTTGGATTGCACGAGTTGTTGAAATCCGCGCCTCCTGGGTCGACCGCGCCGCGGCAATCCCGCGGAATGTAACGCAAGAACCATCGGCGAAGAGCTGGGTAGACAAGGCGCAACGTGCGTTTCCGGGGGACCTTGGTGGCTCCGCGCCGGACGATATCAATAATCGGTTGGCGAAGGCCTCCCAAAATGAGGTAGACTACGAATATCCGGCAACAGGTAATGATGTCTGCCGCTTCTGCGCGCATTTCGAGCCGTTCGATTGGCCTAAACAATGCTCCCGAGTCGATGGGCTGATCGAGCCGGAAGCATGGTGCAAGCTGTTTGAGGCACGGGAACAGGCGCAAGATAAAGATTTTAAAGAATCTGATCACCCTCGTGGCCAGCCCGGCAATGCTGGGCAGTTTGGACCAGGCGGCGGTAGTACCGCTATTAAGCAGCCACTCCAGCCAACCGAGGGTGTAGGCAAAGAGCGGACTGCGGTAGGTGGCAAGTCGCTTCCCCCGCATATCGCGGCGTTAAAGATCCCACCGGCCTGGACCGACGTTCAGTATAGTTCTGATCCAAAAGCGTCGCTCTTAGCAACAGGACGAGATGCTAAAGGTCGTGAACAACGTGTATATTCTGCTGAGTTCGCACAGTCAAACGCTGAAGCAAAGTTCGCACGTATCCACGAATTGAACTCCAAGTTCGCAGATATTAAACAGCAAAATGAACTCGCGCGCCGTTCACCAGATAAGCGTATTCGCGAAGCTGCTGATGTTACTGCACTGATCATGGCTACTGGGATTCGTCCTGGGGGTGAGGGTGACACCGGTGCCGAGAAACAAGCGTTTGGTGCGACGACGCTGAAAGGCGAGCATATCGTCTTGGTAGACGATAAGGTGCGCCTCCGCTTCGTTGGCAAGAAAGGCGTCGATCTGGATATACCAGTCGAGAATTCCGACGTAGCGAAGATGCTCGTACAGCGCGCTAAACGCGCCGCCCCCTCGGGGCAGATTTTCCCGGCGATCAGCGCTGGAGCACTATTGAACCATGTGCATTCACTCGACGGCGGTGGATTTAAGACCAAGGACTTTCGGACGCTCCACGGTACTAAGACGGCGATGAGAGAAGTCGCCAAACTCCCGACACCTAAAACTGAGTCTGCTTATAAGAAATCTGTTCGTGATGTTGCTAAGGTTGTTGCAGAAAAACTTGGTAATACACCGATAATTGCGTTACAATCTTATATCTCGCCCGTAGTATTTGCGAAGTGGAGGATGGCAAGTGGAGCAGCTTGACGATGATCTGCCAGATGTTCATTTCGGTACAGTAGGTGCGAAATCTATCAATTGGCGTAAAGCTGAAGACGAGTTTGATCCTGATGACGAGGTCTTGAAAACGACACCATCGGACGTAGTTGCTCTCTTGGGCTTTGATCCTCTTGTCATAGACGATGGCGACGCGATCTAAACCTCTTGCGCCTGTACGACCGAATGCCGGCATCGCCGCCGCCTACCAGCGCCGCGTCGACACGCTCCTCGACGAGATGCATGCCAGTCTTTTGTGGTGGCTCCGCGCCGCCCTACGCCGTCGTGAGCCCGAGATCGTTAGTCTGATGGCCCAAGACGAAAGCCCAGCCATCGAGATCGCCGCGATCATGCGCCGCCTGGCCCGCCGTTGGCAACGCAGGTTCAACGCCGCGGCGCCGGAGCTAGCATCTTACTTCGCGACCAAGGCCGCCGACCGTAGCGACGCGACGCTGCGATCCATTTTGAAGCGCGGTGGGTTTAGCGTGAAGTTTCAGCCGACGCGGGCGTGGAATGATGTGAAGACATCTATTTTGACCGAAAACGTAAGTCTGATAAAATCTATTGCTCAACAACATCTAACTCAAGTTGAAGGGTTAGTCATGCGCTCAGTACAACACGGGCGGGATCTTCAGTCGCTGGTCGAAGGACTAGAGAATCAGTTAGGTGTTAGCAAACGCCGGGCGAAGTTTATCGCGATGAGCCAAAATAATCTTGCGACGAGTTCGATACAACGTGTGCGGCAGGTCGAATTGGGGATCGAAACTGCGCAATGGTTACATTCAGGCGGAGGTAAGCATCCAAGACCTTCTCATGTGAAGGCTGGTCGCGAAAAAGTGGTATTTTCCATAAAGGATGGATGGTTCGATCCTGATATTCAGAGAAATACGTGGCCAGGAGTAGAAATTAACTGTCGATGTGTAAGTCGTCCGATAATTGCCGGATTTTCTTAGTCATACCGTAAGCCCAATCTTGTGGTAACGCGCCCAGCCGTAACAATGGTACACGACTTTCCGCAGTTCACCCCTGGGCTATACGGCTCACGCGTGAACTGCGGAAGCGTGTATATAAGAATTTCCGTGAACGTATTATATACGATACTCGTAGTTATCGGCGTTTCGGCGTGCCAAATGCCGTCACGCGCCGCGCAGATGCCGTCTGGTAGTGACCCAATATGCTATATTGTCTAAATAATCCGGGTAAGGGTACGTGCCCATAACGTTTGAACAACTTTGCGCAGTCAATAGCGAAGTTAATGCGATTCCTTACGATGCGGCGCTTGGTGAGCGCGAGCCGGTTGATTGGTGGACAGATAATCCTGATGCCGAAGGATCGTATGTATGTCGAGATTACGTCCTTACTAAGAGTAAACGTCTACGCGAACTCGGTTGGCCTGTTTCTTCATTATCTGTTGTATTGTGTTGGACTGAACCACCCGAAAGCGTTTATCACGCCGTGTTAGCCGTAGATGTTAACGGAGAAACCTGGATTCTGGATAATCGAGTCGCGGCGCCTTATCGTTGGGATCGCGCGCCATATCACTACCGTTGGGATCGACGACAAGTACCCGGTACGGTAGAATTCAAAAGTCTCGCAACGGAAATATAAAAGAGTTTATGGACCTCCCGGCTCTTAAACTTAGGATGTTCGATTCTTTGATCTCTGTAGCCAATTTAATAGAGACCAATAATTGTACTCGTTTGACTATATCATCGCACAGCACAGATGAGCCACATGGATTAATGGTGGAACTCGTGCTTGAGAATGGCGAAACAGCGATGTTTCTAATACAGCCTACGATCTCGCATACGTGACTACTTTACTCGCAGACATCGATGCTCTGATAGCTCGCGGCGGCGCTTTTACCCCACGCTGGGGTTGGCATGATGACCACCGCGAAACTGACGGTACACCGGCTTACCTACCTGCACTCCAGCAGGTACGCGGCGAGTACGCAGCACTGTTGGACGTATTGGTGCGTGAGCTTGGCCGAACGGAGACCGTGGTTGGTGGCCGGATCGACGGCCGCTGTCTACAGCTCGGTCTGGGTGAGTGTGCCGCGAGTCATCACGCATGGATGCAAGTGTTTGGACGCAAGGTAGTAGTTACGCTCGACTGGGGCGCGGTGCTAGTGAACAACGCTGAGTTCACGGGCGTCGACGTCTCGACGACGGAGGCAGTAGGTATCGCAGCCGTTGGCGCACCCTACGATTTCTTGTTCATAGACGCTGGCCACTCGGCCGAGGACGCGCGCCGCGATCACGCGAACTATGGGCCGCTCGTGCGCCCCGGCGGGATTATCGCGTTCCACGACGCGCTGCGGCGCCCTGGGTTCGAGGAGGCAGTGCAGGTGTGGCGGTATCTGGCGGAGCTGCCGGGGAAGGTAAACATGATTGGGGTCGAGGTGGGGACGGCGTGGCTGAGGAAAGAATGAAAGACACCGACGTACTTCCGTGCGACGTGACGGTCGGATCAATCGTATTCCGTAAAGGCGTTAAGGTTAGCGTGCTTCAAGCCGCCGCGTCGCGCTGGTACGAGATGGCTAAGGCGGCCGACAAGAAGGAATACGCAGCTCAGACGGCGCGCGTCCTGGCCGATGTATAACAATCAGACGATCACCTCCCTCCGCCAGACCGGCCTCTCCGTCGTCGGCACTCTGACTGCCGCCGAACTAATTGGGACGAACACCTATCTCCTATCTCGCCCGGTCTACGTCAACGCCCACGTCCCAGCGACCGCGCACAATCGCACCCGCGACGGCGTAGCTGGCGTCAACGGTCTTGTCCCTCGCGACCAGGCTTACGAATCCGAGTGCGTCTGCGTACGCTGTCGCGACGCGCTACTGGCGCCGCACCTACTGGAGCGCGCACTGGGTCTGATCGACCTCGCCGCGGAGTACCTGGGCGTCGAGATACCGTACCTCTATAGCACGTCGGCGTTTTGGACGCGCCCTGGACAAGCTGCCGAGCGCGGTGACATTCAGGCATTCCATCGCGATCAGGATGACTCGCGCTTCCTTGCGATGTTTACCTACTTGAGCGATGTATCGAACGAGCACGATGGCCCGCATGATCTCGAAGGACCGGACGGTAAAATACGTACGGTCTACGGTGGTGCTGGGACGATCTTCCTAGCCGATACGAGCCACCGCCACCGCGGGCGGAAGCCCATGGAGCGCGAGCGCGGTATTCATTGGTTCCGGTGGGGTGTGTCCGAGCGGCCGGCAGCGTATGGTTGGGATGGTACGCGGCCTGTAGCGGCAGCTCCCCTGGGCGACCGCTATCCGGCCGATGCGCGACTGCGTCGGGTGCTATCGCCGTTGGTAACGTGATCCGCCTTGTAGTCCTAGGCGGCACCGGCGACGCGTATCTAGTTTGCGCCCTGATCGAAGCATTTCGCGCAACGCACAATCGCGACGACGTCGAGGTTATACTGCACCCAAAGTTAGCAGCAGTAGCCGCGATGTTCCCGGACGTACACCACCGACTCGACGAGGGCGTCGTACGCCACGCCGAGGATAACCAGGCATTTCAGCGGACACACGATAACCAGTTGTTTGCCAGTGATACGTTCTACGTCCACCCATGCTTCGCACGCAGTGGTGTCCGGATCGATCAGCTAACGGCTAAAGAGAACATTAGTCAAGCTGATATGTACCGTGCGATGCTGCACCTACCGCCGGACGCGCTATTGACGCTACCACGTCTCCCACAGTCCAGCGACCCGATACCCAATCTCGTATTGATGTTAACCGAGGCAACGTCGTGGCCGAACACGCAGCCCGCTTTCTGGACCAAACTCACTGCGCGGCTAGAGGCCGACGGTCATCGCGTGCTTCTCAATGACCGGCGCTGGCCGCTCGGTAAGTTGTTCGAGATTGCCGCGAGCGTCGAGTGGGTTATAGGCCCACAGTGTGGAGTGATGTCGATTCTGACGACGGGCCGGTTTTCGTGCCGCAAGACGTTCGCATCGCCGTCTGTCGACGATTACGTTTCACCTAGTGAAAATTGGTGGGCGACCCGCACCTATCCGTATGGCTATGTCACCAAGTTCGCCGGCGAGGACTACGACGTTGACGAGTACAAGATCACCGACGATAATCACGACGAGATCGTCACGGCGATTGCTGCTGGTGCGGTTGTGCGCTTTCCTTCCCTTGGAGTGTACGATCCTTCACCGGTAATGACCGTGACGATGCCGTTGACCCCCGGTGACTTCCTGGACCGACTAGCGGTATTGACCGTGAAGCGGACGCGGTTGGCGCCGAACGCCCGCGTCGCACAGGAGCGCGAGTACCGACGCTATGCCGAGCGGGTGCAGACTCTGGCGCTGCCAGACGCGGCTCGGCGTGCCTACGCGGACTTGGTGTTAGTACACGAAGAAACTTACGATCTGCTTGAATCTCTAATTCCAGATACGCTCGATTGGGAGTGTGATGGGGTTGAGGTTGGCCGTCATGTTTGTGCCGCAAAGTTGAACCGTGACCGAGTCGTGCTAAAGAATGCGATCAACGCTGCGGTGCACGCGCCGTATGCTGAGGTGAAGAGTTATTATAATGCGTCGGGTAATAATGGTTGATTCGAACCGTCTAGAGCGCCAAGGGGATAACCAATGCCATTATCGCGTATAGGTAATATAGCGATAACCGACGCTTCTGGGAATGCGCTGGCGTCGGCGGTCCAGACCGATCCGGTTACCACGCATATTGTGACGGTTGGACCTAGCGGTATCGACTCTATCCTGCCCAGCACTCTCGGCGCTCTCACCTCGGGCATCGTCAAGCTGGCGAGCGGTACGATCTCGTCGCCTGTAGCATACGTGGATGTTCCACTTAATGGAGCATATTCCAGCTATGAATTCGAGTGGTCTGGTCTTATTATCGACAGTATCGACCTCCCCTATGAAAGTTTTGCGTTGGTATTTAGCACCGATGGCGGCGTGACTTTTATTACCGACGCTACCGAGATTGACGCTTATGGGCACGAAGGCTGGGAGGCCAGTGCTGTTCCCATAACAGGCTCCCAAGCGGCTTTTTCAATTTCTTTCGCTGATTACGCTATCGATATAACGAATTTAAGAAACATAGTCGGCTTGAAGTCGGATGCACCTTTACCCGCTTCGGCTGTAGTCAAGATTTATCCAGGTAGCGCGAGCGAGCTGGCGCACGTAGAATATCGGAGTACGATCTTCTCGCTTGTAGCGGGGCCGGATACGCAGACAACTATCGCGGTCGCAAGCGCGTACATCTGGCCGCAAGCTACGATTACGCCGACCCCTGGCCGCGTGAACTATACACGGTGGCAGCCGTATGGGAATGGAGACGTACCACCGACTAGTAATGACAGGATCATCGCGGGTTCTTATACTCTGTGGGGTAAGCTATGAGTACAATCACCATAACGGGAATGCGCGACGGTCGGCCTCACACGGAAACTGTTGAAGTTGATGACGATGAACTCGCGCGGAAAAAAGCGGCAGCAGTTGAGCGCAGAGCCGCTCGTGCAGCCGTGTCTGCGCCTGTCAGCCCTGATGTGCAAAATCTGACTGATATCCTGCTCGCCAAAGGCGTCCTGACGGACGCAGACGCTGATGCGCTTAAGGCGACTACGATGTAGTAATGACAATGTTCACGATATTAGAGAGTATTGCAGTCGACACGACGGCGCAATCATTATAAGTGGCCAGCTGACCAATACCGGCGAGACCGTGGCGCTTGAGAGCTACTTCGTCGAGCTGATTTCCACGGTGGGGAACTAGGAGGCGTGCGATCAACGCGGCGATGCACGCGTCGTACGCTGAGGTGAAGAGTTATTATGGCTGGGTGACTTAGATGGCGATTAGAACCGCAGGCGGTGCGATCGACGCCCTCACGATAACGCTCGCGGCCAACGGCACGCTGAGCGTCCCGGCGGGTTACGCGATCAAGGATATTTTCGTTCGTAACACCACGGCCAACGCCGTGACCGGCGGCGTGCGCATCGGCACGACGGCTGCTGGTGTGGATGTACTGGTGGCGCTGACGGTTGGCGCGAATGCCTTCACTGTCGGGGTGCCGCTGATCCGCGCCTTTTCGGCAACGGTTGCGCAGACCTTGTTTATCGAGGCTGTTGTCGCGTGGAATAGCGCCAGCCTCGACATCACGATCACTCTTGATAGGGCAATCCCGTAATGGGCACAACCTCGGTGGGCCGTGACTGGCCGCGATCTTAAGATCGTGGGATTCTGATGCTCGCGTCGCCGCGCTACGCGGACAGGCGATGGGCGCCCAAGGCTGCCGCTAAGGACATGAGCGGTCTCGACTGGCGCGGGCTGCTGTCGGGTTTGCTCAAGTTCTTTCGTGAGGAGATGCGCGAACCGGAGCATGCGCGAGACGCCTTCGCTACTTCGTCCAACTCCTCCATCCCCACCGCTGCCGGCGTAATGCTCGTCGACCCGGCACAGCACGTCCTGTTCGTTAAACGCTCTAATACCGGCGACCACCCCGGCGAGTGGGCGTTTCCAGGCGGTGGTTGCCACCCCAATGACAGCGCGCTGGAGGAGCTGTGCCGGCATTCGGGGGATGTGGATTATACGACGTATCGGGCGTATTGCGATAATCGGTTTAATCCTAAGTTAAATGAGGAACACACGTCGCACCTCTGGGCGCCATGGGGACAGTGGCCTGCGCCACTCCATCCGGGCGTTGTGCAGGCGCTGGAGGACGCGGATGAGCCGATCGGTGAAGACACCACCCTCCACCGCTCCGGCCCAGGCGGCTACCTCCGCCAACGCGCTAAGATGACCGAGATGCTGCCGCTGACGACTCAGGAACTGCGTGACGACGGCGTGCCGCGGGTGCATGCGCATCCTGGGCCGGCGTACAATGGCGCGGAGGCGGCGGATATGGCGCTGGACCTATCTTTGGCAGAGGATCGACGGGAGTTAGACCATGATGGAAGACTCCATGTCGATCAGGCGCCGTTAACCCGTGTCGGAGTATATCCGTACTTGGGAAGGGAGATCAACGGTGTTATGAAAGACGAACCTGGCTGGACGATGCTTGATCCAGCCCGGCGGTATAATCTCCTGCGCCCGGCAGAAGAGATACAAAAGGCTGCCGATACGTTTCGTGGACTTCCTATCCTTTGGCAGCATAAACCAGCAAGTGCGACGGATCACCCAGCCGATATTACTATTGGTGCGACGGGTAACGACGTTGTTTTTGAGTATCCATTTTTGAAATCTAGCTTAGTAATTTGGCCTGCTTACGCAACCGAAGCAATCGAAGATAAAAGTCAACATCATTTATCGGCTGGATATGCTTACAAAGCTGATATGAAACCAGGGTCCGCCGATGGTATGTCGTGGGACGGAAAAATGGTTTCACTCATCGGAAATCATATCGCTTTGGTAGCATCTGGTAGATCAGGTCCAACGGTTGCGATCGACAGCAAAGTCAACATTCAATGGGCGGTCATCGACCAAGCCCTGCGCTCGCTTAACCGTGAGGTATCCCCTTGAAGATCAGACTCATCGACGCTCTTCGCAAACGCTTTGCTACACCGGACGAGGCTCTTGAGGCTCTCGGTCTTGATACCGCAACTATTGCGATGGACGCGGAGCTCAACGAAATGACCACCGAAAAACCAGTAGTAATCGCGCACGATGAACAACCGATCTGGCGCGATCACCGCTGGGACAGCCCAAACGTAACGGGCGACAACCAAGGAGAAGAATGATGAAGACAACTGCGTTGTCGCCCCGCGCAGCTATCGCGGCCGGTGCGATTTTTACCTACGTTCGTCCTCGCCTCGCTCAGGACGCGAAGATCGACCTGAAGTCTGTCCTGCTACCAATGCGCGGTGGTAAGTCCTTCCACGATAGCAAGGACGCCATCGCCAACGCCGTTCGGTCGGTAACCAAGGACAAGCTCGCCCAGGACGCTGACATCGACGACATTGCGCATTTGCTCGACGCTATCGAGAATGTGGTCGACGCCCCCGCCGCCTCAGTCCCGACCGGCCTGGGCGAGGAGAACGGCGAGATGGATATCCCTAACAAGGAAGATATCCCCCAGCCCGCCGACCCGCGCCTCGAAACCGAAGCGAAGGACGACGAGACGCCAGAGCTCATGGCGAAGATCCGTGAGTTTATCGCCGCACACGTCGACGAGGACACGCTGGCGCAGTTCGACCAGCTCGTCGGCTCCGGCCACGCGGAGGAAGACGTGCCGGAGGTCGACGACGTAATCAATAACCCAGACAACGAGGACGACGATGCGATGTCACGCGACAATAAGCCGATGACCAAGGGCGCGATGGACGCGGCGATCAAGGCGGCGGTCGCGGTTTCCGAGCAGCGCGCTCGCGCTACCCGCGCCGCGATCCGCGCGGCCGAAGCAGCGGTGCGGCCGATCGTCGGCGAACTGGCCATTGCGTACGACAGCGCCGATGAGGTCTACAAGGCCGCGTTGGTTGCGATGAAGGTGCCGGACGTCGACAAGATCCACCCATCGGCTTACCCGACCGTTCTCGGATTTGCGCAGCAGGCCAATAAGCCGCGCAGCGGTGCGCGCCAGATCGCACAGGACGCGCTCCCGGGCGGGATCAAGCCGCTGTCCGAGCGTATTCCGAGCATCGCCAAGATCGCCCATCTGTAACGGCGCCGCGGCGCAGGAATAATGAACTTATTCTACGTCTACGTCCTTTTCCGACCTGATGGGATACCCTGTTATATCGGAAAAGGGCGTGGAGGTAGATGGGAAAGTCACGAAAGTAATCGTCCCCATAAAAATAATTACTTGAGAAGCATTATCGCAAAAGCAAAACGCGATGGGCTTAAATTACCAAAATTGAAAATTCGAGAGAATATAACAGAGACTGAAGCTTTTATTATTGAAATGGCTTTTATTAAAGCTATCGGTAGGAAAAATCTGGGAACAGGGCCGTTAGCTAATTTAACGGATGGAGGTGAAGGCGAAGCTGGAAGGATTGTTTCTCAGGAACAACGGAATCAGATTCGTACCACGTTAACGGGTCGAAAATTAACAGAAGAGCATAAGAGAAATATTAGTGCTGGTGTTACAGGTATACCTACGTCAGAAGAAACAAAAATTAAACTTAGGCTCATTAATATTGGTAAAGAACATAACTGGACACCAGAAGGCCGAGAAAGATTTGTGGCTAACCAACGATCTGCTCCAGGTCACCATACTGGCCATTCGCATTCGAAAGAGACTAAGAAGACGATATCCGAGAAAATTTCTGAATTTCACAGACTCAATCCAAGACCACCTCTTACTGAGGACACCCGGGCGAAATTACGTGCCGCGTGGATGGTACGAAAGGAGAAGAAAGAGGCTATGCGTAACACCCACACCTATCATGAGGAGATGTTGTAATGCCTGGATTCCAAACTCAGGTGTCGGTCGCAATGGCACCGGCGGTGGAGGGCGATTTCGCGAGCGCCAACAACCGCACTTCGGTAGACGCGGGGCCGGGGGGTCTCGTGGCAGGCGCCGCGGGTGTGACGATCGGTCGATTCGGCTGGTGGTCGCCCTCGCGCCTCGATGGCGATGGCGCGCCTGCGGTCGTAAACAGCTTCGGTTCTGGCCCGGTGACTGGGTTTGTCCACCGCGAACAGCAGGGATTGATTACGCTGTACCTTGCTGAGAACGGGATGACTATCCCGCCCGGCGCCAATATGACCTTGATGAACTCTGGTGATTTCTGGGTCAAGAACAACGGTTCGACCGCTGCCCAGATCGGTATGAAGTGCTATGCCGATAATACGGATGGCGGGGCCTCGTTTGCTGCTACTGCTACCCCTGGCACCGGGTCCGTTACTGGCTCGATCGCGGCAGTGACCGATCCGTCAGTTACTGGCTCGATCAGCGGCAATGTACTGACCGTCACTGCGGTTGGCGCCGGCACGCTGTACGTAGGTACGATCCTCGCCGGTACCGGTGGTGGTGGGGTCGCGACCGGTACCCGCATCACCAGCCAGCTTTCCGGTACGATTGGCGGCGTTGGTACCTACGCGGTCAGTATCCCGAATCAGACCGTCACATCGACCACGATCACCGGGTCTTACGGCCTCTTGACCGTTTCGGCGGTCGGTTCCGGCACGGTTGATGTCGGTGGCCTTGTGACTGGCACCGGAGCGACGGTTGGAACGCTCGTTACCGCCCTCGGCACCGGCACTGGCGGCACCGGCACCTATATCGTCACGCCGTCTCAGGCGATGTCGTCGAGCGCGCTGACCATCGGCAACAACGTTGAGACGAAATGGATCGCGATGTCGCCTGGGTTGGCGGGAGAGTTGATCAAAATCTCAAGTCATCCCCTCGGTTAGTCCAGACCGACTGAACTAGGAGTAAATACGATGAACTTCCAAGAGGCACAGTCGACCTGGCGGGCCGACCGCGCGCAGTTGGAGCGCGCGGGCGTGATCATGCCGGATGTTACTACCTATCTGCCTGACGAGTGGCGGCACGACTATACGATCGCGATGGACGCGCAGCCGACGCTGTTCACCACGCCGAACTCCGCTATTCCGGCGCTGTTTACCACTTCGGTCGATCCAGAGGTCGTCGAGATCTTGTTCGCACCGACCAAGGCGGCCGAGATTCTTGGCGAAGTTCAGCGCGGCACCTGGCTCGACGATCTGATCTTGTTCCCGGTGGTCGAGGCGACCGGCGAGGTCAGCTCGTACGGCGACTACAACAACAACGGGCGCGCCGGCGTTAACGCGTCGTGGCCCCAGCGCCAGAATTATCGTTTCCAGCTCATCAAGGAGTACGGTGAGTTCGAGATGGCGCGCGCTGACCTGGCCAAGTTGAACTGGGTCTCCAGCATCGACAAGGCCGCTGCGGGTACCATGAATAAGTTCATGAACTACTCGTATTTCTTCGGCGTCCAGGGCTTGCAGAACTACGGTCTGCTGAACGATCCGTCGCTTTCGGCGGCTATTGCCCCGGCGACCAAGGCAGCCGGCGGTACCGCCTGGGTACTCAGCGGCTACGTCAATGCGACTGCCAACGAGATCTATGCGGATATCGAGGCGCTGTTCCAGCGGTTGGTTAACCAGACCGCCGGGCTCGTCCAGCAGGACACGCCGATGGTGCTGGCCTACGGCACCGCGGTCGCGTCGGCGCTGACTGCGACGAACAGCTTCAATGTCAATGTCTCGGATCTATTGAAGAAGAACTTCCCGAACTTGACGTTGGTTCAGGCGGTACAGTACAATGCGCTGTCGGCTCTCAACCCGCAGGGCGTCGCAGCCGGGAACTTCGTGCAGTTGATGGCAGCGACGCTGGAAGGGCAGAAGTCCTTCTTCGCAGCGTACTCGGAGAAGATGCGTTCGCATCCGGTCATCCGGCATATGTCGAGCTTCCGTCAGAAGGTGTCGGGTGCGACTTGGGGAAGTGTCATAAAAATGCCAGCTTCCGTGGTCTCGATGGTTGGTGTTTGAATAAAAATTCCCCCTTGTAACCTAGTTATGGTAGGTATAGAATTGGTTTACCTACTGTCATCGAGGTTGCGAGGGGTTAGCCGTGAGAAAGACAGGTGAAGATAAACTCTGCGAGAGTTGCGGCACTTCTTTTTATGTGCCAGCGTGGAGAGTTAAGGCAAAGTTTTGTTCTCCCGAATGTATGTATTTAGGGAGGAAACCTAGAGGAAGAACGCTATATACAAAAATCTGTAAATGGTGTACTAAAGAATTTCAGGTGCCACCCCATAGATTAGATACTGCTCGATTTTGTTCTCATGAATGTACAGGGCATTTTAATGCTTCGTCTCTGGATATATCCGAAGGTAGTAAGTGGCTTGTAGGTGTTCGTGCAGCTAACGAAAAACGAAAAATAGAACCATGGCGTAAGAAAGCTATGCGTGAATATCATAATCAAAGAGCTCAAGCGATTATTCGCCGTATTGACTGGAATTTTACTTTCGACGAATGGCTAAAATTTTGGTTAGATTCAGGTCATTATGAGGAACGCGGTCTGGGTAAGCTACAATACTGTATGGCAAGATTTGGGGATATTGGTCCGTATGCGCTTGACAATGTAAGGATCGTTACAACTCAGCAAAATAGAGATGAGTGCGAGAACTATAGGGCACCAAATAGACGTCTTACCGACGAAAATATCAGAGAAATTCGGCAGCTTGAAGGTCAAATACCGCGTAAAGAAATAGCCGAACGTTTTGGAATCAACTACTGGCACATCCGCGACATCCAAAAGCGTAAAGTTTACGCAGATTTAGTCTAAAAAGGAGTATCTATGTCAGATCAAGCAACAGCACCAGCATCAGCGCCGGTCAAGGAACGCCCGCGCCAGGCCGGTGGCGATACCGTAACAATCGGCTGCAAGTTGCCGTCCGGCTTCGTGCTTCAACTGTTCCAGATGGAGCCTTCTTTTGAGCCAGTTCTCGGCGGCGGGATGCGCGAGACCCAGCGGGCGCGTAAGGTCGGCGACGACTACCCACTGAATGGGTATGGCTTCAATATTCTTGAGGCCAGCAAGGGCAATCTCCCTGGGCACTCAATCGTCGGGGGCTTTGGTATCACGAACGGCGTCCCGCGTGAGGTGTGGGACAAGTGGTACAAGGACAACGAAAAGTCGGCGCTTGTCCAGAACCGGGTCATCTTCGTCGCTGACAATGAGAGCGCGGCAAAGGGCATCGCGATGGAGACGGCGTCGGTTAAGTCTGGCTTTGAGCCGATTGATCCGGATAATCCTAGCGCCAAGAGCCCGGACTTCCGGCGGATCGCCAAGGGGACACTGACCAACAGCGACGTCGATAACCTGTAGGCAATTGGGGACTGTATGAGCGCCACCAATGCTTTTGAAACCAGCCTTTTAGGGCTGATTATCACTAATGCTGCCGCGACCAACGTTGGTGATGCGGGTGGGCTGTTACCGTCGGCGACCGCTGGAGTATTCTGGATCTCTCTCCACACAGCGTCGCCCGGCGAGACTGGCGATCAGACTACGAGCGAGAGTGCATACACCAACTACGCACGACAGGACGAGGCACGGAATACGACGCAGTGGACCGTAACCGGTAATACGGCCGATAACGATAACGCCATCCCGTTCCCGGAATGTGGTGTGACCGGCTCGACTGTGACGGACTTCGGTCTGGGCTCGGCCTCTAGTGGCGCTGGGAATTTATTTCTGTTCGGTGCCCTTACCGCCTCACGTATCATCAACGCCGGAATAACGCCATCATTTGCGGCCGGTGCGCTGGATATCGTTCTGGATTAGGGGCATGGTCGCGATAGTCAATAATAATTTGCTAAAGCAGCAGAGGCTTGCTGTTGAAAGTGAATACGATAACGTTGTTATTCGTTTAGGTAATATCGAAGTAAAGATCTCTTATGAGACTGCACTCCTATTATCCCAATGGATCAGGATACGTGCAAAAGAAGCTAAGCGTTTTGCTGGGGACACGTCGCATCATTGGAGTCTGGTCGGTACGTTACACGACGCGTCGCGCGGACCCGATGTGACGCGAGGTTAGGTTATGAGC